GCTTGTTGTTCTTATAGAGTCCTGTCAATAAACCGACATTGAGAAATCCGGCCTTCTTAAAGGTCTTATCTCCTCTATTGAACATCCAGCATTCAGAATTTATGGTTAACACAGTAGGATGTGTGTAATTCTTTCCTAAGGAAAGCTCAAATCCTACTTCCCTTGTATTTTCCTCCCAGAGGGAGTACAAGAGATCATTAGCCCTAAATAAGATATCATCCCCGTTAATTAAAACGGGAAGGTCCTTTAACTGAATCGATAAACCTGTCATTTCCTCAAGTGCTTTCCAATATGTAACTAAGTTAATAGAACATAGGATTGGAAAAGATAAAGTGGATCCCATAAGTTGACCAGAGGTCTGAAGAACTTGTGGAGAGTGACCATGATCGGCTGCTAAATACGTCGGGTAGACTAACACCTGTTCGTAAAGAACTGCACGCAGATCCTCACACTGGTCATTAGTCAGGCCTGACTTCACCAAAAAACATTCAAAGGCATCCTTTGTGTAGGACACTTTCAAATTGTCGGTGGCAGCTGAATAGTCACCCGAAACCCAGAATGAAAAGGGTTTCTCCTTCTTTATTACATTTCCTGATGCACTCCAATTTAGACCAAATAACCGGTCTTCAAGGTATATGAGGTTATGCAGATCGGACTCCTGTAAAGGACGTCCTGTGACAGCAAACTGTGGAAAATTTTGCAAATAATTCCACATGTACTTTTGGAAAAATCGGGACCTGTAGTAAGCAAAGTCATCGCCTTTAGTTATTAGTCGAACCTTTAAAGGTTCACATAAGGCAACTACAACAGACTGAAGGGGCTTCCTTTCAACATAGGTGGAATAATCTTCTATGTCCATCACTGGCTCATCATCCTCAAGATGTTCATCACTGAGGAACTTTGATTTGAGTGGTTCATGGGACTTTTTGAATTCCTGATCTATATCAAAATGGGCAAACTTCGCCCAGGTAGCAAGGCCTGTCAATCTCTTGACAACACCTGGTCTGTGCTCATACATTTCCAACAACTCATCCTGTTCCGTGGGAACGTTAAAGTTGGTGACTTTAACCTTCTTCCCTTCCAGATCTATGGCAGATTGAGCAGTTACTTGGGCATGTGGTCGAATATTCTGACTATCACGCTTAATGAAACCTCTCTGACCTCCTTGATCTGTAAGGCCGCGTAATCCTGCCGATGTCGAAGCTTCGAATAAGGTAGGGGTAACAGGCTTACATTTCTTCACCAAACGTTGGAAAAACGACTTAAAGGTGGCCCTCTGAGCCCACGATGTGGCCTTGATAGGATCATACGGACGTGACATTGTCTGATAATGACCTTCCAAGGCGGCATCCTTGAATTCATCGGGAACTGTAGCTGACCCTCTCTTCACACCTTGTAACATTCCAAAGAAGAATCTTAAATTCTTTGGGTTGAATGCTATTAGGCGATTTTTGAAGAAAACCTTTATCCTGCCTGAAAAGAGCATGATATGGAGTTTTTGGGGGAAAGATGCAGGTCTCACCGGCAACGGGTTTTTGAGAAACCGGGCTAGTGGAGCAGCTGTGAAATACTTAGCATTCTTTACGAAATGCTTAATATTCCACGAGGCCATAACTAAATAGGCCTCAAGTTGTTCAACTAATGTGAAGG